ACCTTTTCCGTAGCTTCCTATTCCCGTGTCAAAAGACACCTTTTCAGCAAGCGGGTTATTACGCCCGCTACTGTTATGATAAATACCTGCACCAAACTCGATAAAAGCTATCTCACCGCCGTTTTCTTCGACAATTACCGTATTGCCTTTTGCGTAAGAAGCGTATATCGGTATTCTCGGCGTTGCCTGATGCGTTGATATATCTTTCAGGTCGTCGCTAAAAGGTATCTGCGAAAGGTTTTCGGCTATCATATCGGCAAGCATAGCAGCAACGGTTTCACAAAGTAAATTTGCCTTCCGTAACCACTCGGCACGAGCCTCTTTCAGGTCTGCTATTGCATCCCTGATAGATTTTGCGTCTCCTACGTCAATATGAATCGTTTTCACGATACATTAACCTTCCTTATAGCCACGTTCACGAAGTTAAGAGATTTAGCAACCTTTACAACGATATAGTCATAAGGCGTGTCTGTTTTCCCCGTTTCTTCGTCTATGTCGGGAACTACATCAACCCAAAGTATCGAGCCTATTTCAAGAAAGTTCTCGCCAAAATTCAGCGTTATTACCTTGTCATAAATCTCGTTTGCGCCGAATAATTGTGTTTGTGCTTCGCCGGATGCTGCCGTAATAACACCTTCTGCCTTTACAGGATCAGAATAATTAAAGGTATCTTCGACGTAGTTTCCGTCAGCGTCTTGCGACATACCTACGCTTAATAAATCAGCGTAATAAAAACTCTGTCTGTTTCTCGTCATGCTACGCATTAGAAACCACCCGCCTGACTTGTTATCCTTGCCCTTAAAGAGACAGGAATATCAGCAGCCTCGAAATGACGATGCGTACCGCCTTCAACGTGTATGTTTTCGCCTTCCGCACCCCGCTTATTCAGCATATATACCGCAATCTCAATCTGTTCGTAATCGTACTTTTCGGGCATATCCTCTGTACCATCCCCGAACGGATATACGAGATTTATTACCGCTTTTTCGGCGGCGGCAAGGTAAGTGTTAGCGATAGCATCCGAAGTAGTATCGCTGCTATCAAGCATCTGTCTTAATATTGCTAACTTCTGTTCGTTTGTCATATCGCTAACCCTTCCTTTGTCTTACTTTTCGGACTTATCGTCCTTTTCCTTTTTTGACTTCTTTTCAACGGGTGCTATGTCAGCAGCCTTCGTGGTCTTGCCTTCCTTAACCACCGTTGCGTTGCGTCTGTGTAAAAGCATACCCATAAGCGTTACCTATCACTTAACAACGATCTTGATAGCCTTTGAGCTGTCATAGAGGTAGCTGCACAGGTGTTTGTCAGCAGTAACTACGGTTGACTTGTTGATAATATCCCTCTCAGCCTCAACGAGTGTATCTCTCTTTGTGAAGATACGGAGTGCGCCAGGCTTAACGATATAAGCGTTCTCCTTGCTCGAAGCCTCTTTGAGCTTGTTGGAGATAACGACCTGACAACCCTGAACCATACCGACTACGCCCTTGATAGCAATATCAGCAGCAATATCGGAAGCAGGAAGCCAGCCGCTTGTCTTGCGAAGGTTTGTGTACTGTTTAGGTGAAACGAGAAGTACCTTAACGCCACCCTCGTCAATGTCCTCGCCAAAGAGTTCGAGTGCGTCGGCAATATCACCGAAAGCGAGTGTGCCAGGTGTACCTGCGGTGTGTACCATAGGTGATGTGATACCTGACAGTACGTTAAGTGTAAGGTTATCAATCTCGGAAGCGATAGAAAGTGCGAGCTGCTTTGCACCCTCGCCCATAGGATCGCCATAGCCTGAAAGAACAGCCTCGTCCGTAATCTGAATACCGTTGCCTACCTTGTAGATTGTAGCGGTAACGGGTGAAGCGGTGAGCTGCTGAATCGGAATGTCTGCGCCTTCTGCGACGATTGTACTATCTCCGATATACGCATAGCTCGGAAGACTTATGGTTGAGCCAGGTCTGCCTTCGAGTGTCTTGTCGATAGTAGCAAGGGGGGCGAATCTCATGTAGTCAACGAGCTTCTTTTCGATCATGTCTGCGAGTACCTGGGGGTTTACCAGGTTAGTAAGCATTGTAGCATTGGGATCAAGTGCCATAATTTTGTTTCTCCTTTATAAGTTTATTTTGATAGTTCGTTATAAAGGTCAGGGTTTGAATCAAACAATTTTACTCTTTCGGAGTAAGACATTTCGTCAAACTGCGCCTTTGTAACCGTTTTGTTTCCGTCCGTTGCTTTGCCTGCGGGCGGTGTGGTCGAAGCCATAGCCTCGCCTTTTGCAATCTTCTTCACATTCTCGATCACGGTCTGCTGATTCTTAAAGACGGTAGCAAAGTCGCCTTTTTCAAGTGCTTCTGCGGTTTCGGCAGCAAGGGAATCGTCATAGCCTATTGAAATGAACTTTGCCTTATTGTCGGCAATATTCTTTTCTCTCTGTAAGGTTTCTGCCTGCTCCTTATACTGCTTCAAAAGCGCTTCATTTTCAGCCTTTGCCTTTTCCTCGTCGCTCATACGAGCCTTTAAGTCTTTTTTGGTCTGTGCGAGTTCCGAAGCGGTCTTGTCAAATACATCCTTCTTGACATAGCCGGAGTAATCAGGATCAGCAAGGGTATATCCCTCTAATGCCTTGACCTTTTCCTCTGCGGTCATGTTCTCGTAACCTTCGATCTTTGTTGTGTCGATGTTTGCCATAAGTTTTTCTCCTTGCGTTTAGAGTTCTCTCTCATAATAGATTTGTGTTTGTTTGCCGGAGTTCTCTCTCCGTTTGTGTTTATTTACCGTTAGTTCTCTCTAACGTGTATATAATCAGCTTTCGCCGTTATTACCTTTTGTCTTTTCAAGTACGGGCATTAGCCAACAACGGCATCCGTAGTGTTTTTCGGGCAATTTATCTATATCAAATATCTTGCCGTCCCTCGCACCGCACTCGGCACATACCTTTTCATCCTTTTGCGTTTCCCAACGCACACGCCTTATGCCGTTTTTCCTAAAAGTCTCTATCCTTGTGTTATCAACAACAGAAATTGCATATTGTTTTGTCTGCGTATGCCACAAGTTCGCAAACTTTTTCAGTTCCTTGCGATAGTTGAGCCTTAACCCCGCTATCACCGCCGCTATCAAGGCTTCTGCGAGCCTTGCCCTCTTTCTGTCTGCTTCGTTCTCGTAAACATATCCCGTTGTCGGGTTATATGCTGCGAGGATCGCCGCTATAAATGCCTCGTCGGTCTTTAACGGTTTTACCGCTATTCCCGTCAGTTCCTTTATATCTTCGGAGGCTTCTTCCGATGCCTCTTTCGCTATCTTGATGTAAGCCTTCTTATTACTCTTTAACAAGCGGCTTACCATTTTTTTAGTCAGTACCGTTATCCTGGGCGCTGACAGTTCATCGAACGCAAGAACGTCAAGGTAATTGACTTCTTTACGAAGCTCCGTTACCAGTACCGCTATCAGCAAGTCCGTCAGTTCGTACTGTTTCCGTTTCCGTTTCCGTTCCGCCATTGTCAATTACCCCGTCCTCGTCAGGTCTATCTTCAATTTCCCACTTTTCAAGCGTTTCCTTGTAATGTTCTTCACTAACGAGATAAGCATTTTCGGGATCGCTGAAAAGTCCACAACTCTCGAACGCAAGTTTAGGGTGAACCCTGGGCGTGTTAAGCATTTCGCAAAGAACTTGTGCTTTAACCTGCAAATTCTCATAATTCGTTCTCGGTGACTTGCAATCAATTTCGGTAGGGCGAAGATTAATGTTATCCTTGCCTACCGTCTTACATATCTTCAAAACAAGTTCAAGCATCTTGCGCTCTGCACCCTTAAACATTGTCTCCGAAGATTTAGCTCTCGCTTCCGCCTGCGACCATCCGTTCTGAATCAGGATAGCTCCGTTATTAGCTGAAATAGACGAGCCGTTGCCCTGGACGGGCATACCACAGATAGTAAGGATATTCCTATAAATATCCGTTTTCGTAGTGTTAGCGCCGTCATAGGAATAGTCTGTCTTTACGCTATCAACATCAGCAGGCGCGCCGTCGATAGATTTCAGTTTGATAGCACCGTACCTACGCAGGTTTTCAAGTCCATCTCCGTCAAGCTCACAGTTAATAAACTTCAAGAAACTCTGTATCTGCTGCTCTACGCCGTCAACATCGTTTGAAGAAATACGGCTATAAGCATCAAGAAGGGGAAGGACTATCTCAAAAGCGCCTAAACGTGCGTTGTTAGCCGGATATTCATAAATCGGGATCTCGCCTAACGGGTTAGGTTTTGTTGAAAAACCCGTAATAGTAGTCGTTCCGTTATTCTCGGTCTTTTCTCCAAATGTGAAGATATAGTCTTTCGTATATACAACGAAGTTCCTTATCTGACCGTCCTTTTCGCTGATGGTATAGGTAACACCCGCAAGCCTTGTTTTCTTAAATGTCGAAGAATAGATAACAAATGTCGTTCTCGGATCAAGGGTAAAGAGATCAAAAGGTGCATCACCCTCGCCTACATCGGCGGGGTTGTTCGCCTGGACGTATCTGTATGCAGTACCGCAGATATGATTCCATTCAATCACTTCCTGATCCTGAGCCTGCTTGCCTACCTGATTCATATACCCGTTCAAGGTGTTTACCTCGTCCGTCTTATCGTTAAGTGAAACATACTGAAAAGGCTGATTGAGTAAATATCCGACCTTGAAGCTGACTATCTCATTAGCGAAGTTGACTACGACCTTATTATTGATCTCAGGGCGTACGTCTTTGACACGCTCCAAAATCGGCTGTTTGCCCTTGTAGTAGTTGTAAAGGTAATTTATCTCGGTCTTGTTGGCAACGTGAGCAGGGAACGCATCCTGAACGACAGAAACAACATTGTCAGCCGTGATAACGCTTTCGTCGGTATATATAACCCTTCTGCCGAAAAGGGCATGACCGTAGCCGTTGTTTGTTGTGATCTCGTTCTCGTTATCTGCCATGCCAAATTACCTCAATAGGAATTGTAAACCTTGCCATTTCCTCGCTTTACAATTAGAAATTGTAAACTTCGTTATTGTCCTACTTTACAATGTTGTATATTTATAAAATATCAAAATCTTGTGTTATGTCAACATAAAAACACAAGATATAGGGTGAAACGAAAAAATATAACAAGAAAAGAGAAGATATAGTAAACCCCGCAACGTGAGCAGTCGTTACGGGGTTTCCAAAGAAGATAGGAAAGAAAACAACACGGAAAACCTATCTTTTTTCAGATTACCACGGACGCTTGAAAAATTCAACTTTGGTACTGACGGGGCGTTCTATGAAGTCAGCAGCCATAGCAAGCGAATCGGGTGCGTCGTCATGCTTATTATGCCCCGTAACACGGAAAGAGTAAACATTTACCATGAAGGTTTTATAGGCTTTTGACCTTTTGTTTTCATCCAGGAAGTAAAAAGTCCTGATGAACGGTGCTTTGTCGAAGATACGCATTTCCTTTGACTGATTATTCGGTGCGGTCTTTGACATAATGTTTATCTTTATGTCCTTTTCTTCCAAAGCACGCTCGACTTCTTCCTTATAGCTCATAGTCATTTTGTTACACTCGAAGCGGACGGCTTGCACACCGTACTTTATGATCGCTTCAACTATCAACTTCTGCGTTACGGTCTTATCGCCGTTGTCATAAACAACGTCAGGGATATATACCGAGCCGTCGCTATACTGATAAACGACGGGGGAAGCGGTATAGTCGCCACCGCCGAATGACGGATCAACGACCATAAACTTACGGACTAACATATCATCAGGGGGTAATTCGCCGTTGTAGTAGTTCATATCGCCCGATTCAAAGACAGTTCCTTCTCTTTCTATCGGCTCGCCCTGATACTGTGCGTTCCACGATGCAATATCCTGATTGTATTCAAAAGAGGCTCTACGAGATAAGTAATACTCTGTCGTGAAGCCTACGCCGTAATCGTAATCAAAATTAGATTGTTCGTTTTCATCAAGAGCAGGAATATTGATTACTTTTCTTCTGATATGCTTATTTTCTTCCCTGTCGAGAACCTCTAAACGAAGTCCGATAGGATCTCCGTTCGCCCACCTTGTGCCTTCCCAAATGAATTTTGTCTTGTCCTTGCCTCTCGTAACGAGGTTGTTATCAACTATCTGCCAAAGAGATACAAGCCTGTCCTTGTTGATTGCTTCGTCAATGCCGGACACAAGATCATCAGAGATTATCCAACCCGTAGCGTCGCAAGCACCGTTTAGCGTACCGTGAACAGACCTTGCCGTAACTGACGGATAATGTTTCAATCTGCCTATATTGATAGTCAAATCTTTACCATCCGTCAGAGGCTTGCCGTAGCCGAACTGATAAAATATCTCATTCCAACGGTATGTAACGTTATCTGTGATAACTTCGAGGCAGCCGTCGTAAAACTTGTTCGTAATCTTATCGGAATAAGCCGAATACAGATTGCTCGCCTCGCTATCCTTACCCATTTTCCATGTCATAGCAAAGATCATCAAGGTAGATTTACCCGTTCTCGGAGGCTGAGATAAGAACAACTCGTCTAACTTATCATCCTCTAACTCCTGTATAGCGTCGGCAGCAACCTTTAACACCTTTCTTCGGGGTAAATAGAACCTTTCTTCGGGTTTCCTGTTCCACTCCAATGCAATCATATAGGAATCAAAGTCGAAAAGTGCCACTGCCGTGAAAATATCCCGTCTTAATTCGTGAAAATCAGAAGAAAGTGATAAATCATTATTGACATAAGCCTTGTTCTGTGCTTCAAGAGCCTTTTTCTCTAACCATTTAAGTTTAGCAATATTAAACTTTGTGTCTTGAAGGCAAACGTCATAATAATCACGGTACGGCTTGATGTTATCCGTACCTTTTTCTATTACACTCTCAATTATATTTAACAAGTCAGACATTAAGCACCTTCCTGCGGCGGTAAGACGATGCCGTTATCCTGGGCATACTTCATATACTCGGCTTTAAGAGCATCCTCGTCGATCTCAGGAGCTTGTTCGGGCATAGCGGCTTCGATACGGACATTATCAGCGAAGCCGTGAAGGTTTTTAAGCTGAAATATCGCCATGATGTTATCGAGATTACCGTATAACGCACCCGTACTTATCTGATCCGCAATAAGGTCAGAAACCCTGGTTAGGAACTCCGTACTTGCGTTGCTATGTTTCCGGCAATAGTCCATCACCCTTGTTCTCGTCAGTCCCAACCCGACAGAGCAGTAAGAGAGTATCGAAGGCGGGTTGCCTGCGACAGCGCAAGCGTTAAAGTAGTCTCTTGTCCGTTCCATGACCGCCTTGCAATCGTCAAGGTCAACGGCAGCAGCGTTCTTTAACGCCGTCCGATCTATCAGTCCGATTTCTTCATCAATAACCCCCGCCAAACGCAGAAGGTTTTGAGCAACGGCTTCTGACTTTTCCGCTTTCTCCAAGAGTTTAAGATTCCGCTTATTCACCGCAGGACTTTCTTCATCCCTTAGACGTATCTGCTTGTCGATAGTCATAAGAGCCGCCATATCGTCAGATTTCAGTTTCGGCTTCTCCTGATTAGTGTTTCCTTTCTTAGCCATTATTATTTACCCGTATAAATTTCTTCCTCTTGTATTTTCTCGGTATTCTGAATATCTCGCCCGTGTAACTGTCCCTGGTAATATGATGCTTACCCTTAAACTCCCTGCTGAGGATCTTCGCCCTGCCCTCGCCTACTACATACATTTGCTTCAAACCCTGCGGCGGTTTAGGGTTATAAACGATGATCTGATAGCCTAATGCCTTCGCTACCCTATACAATAGTCCTACGGCTATATCTTTCCGCCTCATTACTTTTTCCGTATCAAGCGTATAGGACAGTCCGACACGATGCGAAAATTCTTCGCACGTTTCGTACTCAGGTCGGCTATTTATAAAATTAGCCACTATGTATGTCGCTCTTATTCCTTTTGCCATTGTTTTACTCCTCTATTACACAATATATTCTGTTTCCGTAATTGTCAAACGTGTTCAGTTTCCCTCTTTTTCTTCTCACACGCATACATATTATCTAACTCCCAAAATATTATAATTAGTATGGAGTACCGCCTTTTTGTTTTCAAAAAAATTTTCAGGATCACGATTCTGCCGGATGCAAAAATATCACCGTTTACCGATTTTCCGTAAACGGGTTTTCTAAAAGAAAAGCAGAAAGAGAAACGAAAAGAAAAGCAGAAAGAGAAAGTACCAAAGAGAAAGAGTAAAAGAAAAGAAAAGAGAAAGAAGAAAAGAAAAGAATATATATATACCCCCTATACCCCCACCGATTTTGCACTTTTGCTCTACTCAAATTTCAAACCTTTGCAACTGAA